TTTTATTTCATCTTTTTCTTTTGTTTCATCTTTTATTTCATCTCTTATTTCATCTTTTTCTTTTGTTTCATACATTATTTTTTTTCCTATTACATTGAGGACTAAAATATGTGATTTTTGTGCAAAATAACGTCCTGGTTCTGCTATAAATTGTATTTCTTTGTTTAGTATTTCTTCACTAAAAAAATCATTCATTGCTTCATTCACTTTTTGTGCAATATCTTCAAAACAAATATTCGTGTTTTTTCCTGGAAACCCTCCTCCTATGTCAATGATGTTTATTTTTATTCCAATAGATTTGGCTATTTCGGATGCTTTTTTACATTCACTTATGGCTTCATAAAAGCTTTGTGGGGAAGAACAACCACTTCCTACATGAAAACTAAAACCTACGATGTCTAATTTTAACGTTTTTGTTATTTTTAAAATTTCTTCTACTTGTTCTAATTTGCAACCGAATTTTTTATTGAATTTACATTTACTATTACTATCATCTACTGCTAAACGTAAAATAAGTTTGGCATATGGATGATATAATTTAATTTTATATAATTCTTCTTCACAATCAAAGGTCATTAAGTCTACATCATTTGCTCTGGCGTATCTTATTTGAGATGACATTTTACATGGGTTTGCAAAAATAATTCTACTTGGGTTATTTGTTATTTCTATAATGTTTTTTATTTCGTTTTCTGATGCGCAGTCAAAGTTGCAGCCTAGATTTGATAATGCTTCTAATAAAACTTTATTGGGGTTACATTTAACTGCATAATATGGTTGGACGTCAGGAAGCAATGTTATCCATTTGTTATAAGAATTTGTTAGTTCACCTAAATCAACGATAAAAAAGGCGTGTTCGGTTTGATTGTCTTCTAAATAATCATTGATGATATCGTAGGTTGTATAGTCACTTCCGTATAGTTTTACATTATGTTTTTGGAAAAAAGTGTTGTCAAAGGTTTTGAATAATTCCATTTATTATTTATTAAATTATTTTTATTTTTTATTTTGTTTTTTGTTTTTTGTTTTTTGTTTTGGAAAAAATTGATTCTATTTTTATATTTATAATTATGATAATACTAATAATATTGTTATAAAATGAATTATCCTATTATCTATCCTAATAATGTTGTTTTAATCAATGCCATGCTTGATGAGGATCAAGTGTTATATAATTTGCTTGGTTATGTTTGTCAAAGTTTAAAAGATTTATTTGTTAAAAATATTCTAGGATTTATTATTATTTTAAATCTTTTATTATTTGTTTTTGTTTATGTATTTTATTATAAGAGTAATAAGAGTAAAAAAGAATATGAACAAAAAATATATTATTATCAGAAAGTCATTGATGATTTAGAATGGAAAAATGTTTTAATAAATAATAGAATTGAATATATAAATGCTATTGTTTTAAATTTGAAGAGAGAAAATCTACCTTTTAGAAAGCTGGAGCCAAATGTAAACCATCTTTTACAAAGAAATAGAGGAAAGGCGAAATTATAAAAAGTGAATAAATATTTATAAAATTTGGCTCCACCTTTTTAAAACGTGAAAAATAAAAAAAATGAAATTTATTTATTTTTTAATCATCATTATATATATTAAAATTAAATCAATTATCAATTAATACTCTTTAATCAATTTGAAAAATGAACACTGTTGCAAATACTACTAGAAGATGTGGATTATGTGGCCTGGGAGGTCATAATATGACGACTTGTTCACAATTAAGATTTCGTCAAGATCAAGCTCATCGTCTCTACGTCCATATGTGGCAAAGATGGATTGAAACAATGAATGCGTCTTTAACTAATCATGAGCCGAGGTTTTTTGACGATAATCCTAGTGATTATTTAAACTATGCGAATATGATATCGCTTGAAAATAATGTTTGGCTTAATCAACCTCGTAATTTTCGTCTATTAAAATCCTATTTGAGACTAAATGGACGAGGAACAGACCAAGAAATAAGGTTGTATATTGAAGGATTGTATCATTATTTGGTCATGAAAAAAAATGGTTTCTATAATGAAAATTCCATCTATCATGGTCTAGCTCAAACCGCGACTGATAGATATGTCTATTATGACTATCTTTTGGAAACCATTCCTATCAGTAGAGTACTCGTTACTAGAAGAGATTATGGAATAATTGTTGAGATGAAAAATTTTGAAGAGGCTATGAGAATAAGAGATGAATATGATGGAGGAATTTGTAATTGTCCTATTTGTTATGATGACTTTCCTTGTACTATGCTCGTAAAAACCAATTGTTCTCATTCCTTTTGTGAAACTTGTGTTATTAATACTATTAAAATTTTACCTGATCATAAAAATTTATCTTGTGCTATGTGTCGCTCTGATATTCATCATTTATCTTGTTATACTCCTCGTACCAATACAAATCTAAAAAATATATTAAATGTATCAACCTTTTCCACCTTTTAGAAAGGTGGAGCCAAATAAAAAATAAATGTAAAAAATAAATATAAAAAATTAGTAAAAAATAAATGAAAAAATTAATAAAAAGAAATGTTGGCTTCAAAAGAGGCTTCTTTTTTTTAGTTTTTTTAGTTATTTTAAGTTACTTTATTTGAAAAAAACTTAAATACTATTATTTATTCTTTTTAATGGATCCTTCTACTACAAATAATAATAATACTAATACAAATTCTTATATTAAATCAGATAATAATGTATTAATAAACGAAAAAGCTATCAAGTGGGTGAAAAAAATACATGAATGTTTAGAAGTTTGTACCAAGTCTACTGGTTGTACTGCTATAAAAGGAAAGGATACACACAGAATATGCAAAGTAAATAGTCCTGAAAGTTACGAGAAACTTGGTAAATATTTTGATTAATTTTATATTTTTTTAGTCTTCAGTCAAATTAGCATTATCATAAAAAAATTGAAATACTTTTTTATCATAATATATCTCGTATTAAATTATCAATTACTTAGTTATCAATTACTACTTTTAAAATTACTAACATGTCATCATTCCAAAACAAAAGAACAATTTCTAATAAGAAACCTGTAATCAAGTCATTCTGCAAAGTGTGTCATGATTCTGGCAAATCGGAGGCTGAATATACGTCTCATTTTGTCAAAAGTGAGCCTGGACCTAAGGGTGTTGTTGTTTGTCCTATATTATTAGCTAGTATTTGCAATTATTGTAAACAAAAAGGTCATACCTTAAAACATTGTAAAGAATTAGAAAAAAATAAAAATAAAAATGAAGGGAAAAAAGATTCTTATCTGTATGAGAAGAGAGAAAAAAAAGAGGGTAAAACTATTAATAGTATCTTTCATATGCTAGAAGAAGAAGATGAAAAAGAAGTAGTGGATAATTTTCCTCCTTTATCTTTATCTCAGTTAAATTCTGGCAAAGATGCTAGTAATAGTACTAGTAGTCCATTCACTTTCTCTTATGCTTCTATGGCTGCAAAAGCACCTATTGTTGTAAAAGAGGAAGAGAGAAAGAGGGTTATTACTAGTGTTTTTAAAGATGCAAAAGAGGTTGCAAAAGAGAAATATTTAAGTAATTGGCTTTCTAGAATTGATCATATTGAATTAGTAGAAGAAAAGGAGGATTATGTAAATTTGGGTAAAAGAGTGACCTTTGCTAAAAGTTGGGCGGAATGGTCAGATAGTGAAGACGATGATGAGATGTCTATTTCAGAATTATATTAAAATTATATTTATCATATTATTTGTTTTGTATTATAAAAAAATATTTTAAAAAAGAAAAAAGAAAAAAGAAAAAAGAAAAAAGAAAAAAGAAAAAAGAAAAAAGAAAAAAGAAAAAATATATATTTAAATTTTAAAAAATTAATAGAGAGAAATCTCTTTTTTTTTATTTTTTTCATTTTTTTCTCTCTTTTCCTCTTTTTACTCCTTTTCCTGTTATAAAAAAATAAAAATGAAATCTTTTTTTATTTTTTTTTATTTTGTATATCAATTTATCAAATTTAATTTATCAAAAATGTCTGTCAAGAAGAATGTTACTCCTGAGTTGAATGATCGCATGCAAGTATTCAAAAAGTACTTGGATAAAACTGGTATGCAGCACCATGAATATCAGTATGAAGGTGTGCAATGGACCTTAAATAATGAATTGCGTAGAGGGACGTTGTCTAATTTTCGCGGCGGAATTATTGCTGATGAGATGGGTCTTGGGAAGACTATTATGATGATCGGCACCTTCCTCGCGAACTTTGTAAAGAATACATTGATTGTCGTGCCACCTGTTCTTATGGATCAGTGGTATCTTCAAATCTATAAGACGACTGGACATAAGTGTCTGATTTATCATGGAAAAAATAAAAAAAATATTACCTTAGAAAACTTGTTAGAAGCTAAAATTGTTATTACTACTTATGGTGCGACCACGCTTACAAAAAGACAGTTAGATGCTCAGTCTAATAATGCTACTTTGTTACATGAGGTTACATGGGGGCGTATTGTCTTTGATGAGGCGCATCATTTACGTAACAAAAAAACATCGTTGTACAAAAGTGTTCGCTTGTTAAAAGGGCGTATTTTATGGCTTGTTACTGGCACTCCTATTCAAAATAAAAAAAAAGATTTATATAATTTATTATCTATTATCAAGCTGCCTGCTAGTTTGTATACGGATTCCGAAAAATTCAAGGAATTGGCTCCTTCTTTTATCTTGAAGAGAACCAAGAAACAAGTTGGGCTTCAAATGTCCGATGTTATGGTCAGTGATAATATGGTTCCTTGGAAAAATAAAAAAGAAATGATGCTTTCTAAAGAAATTCATTCCGAGTTGGCTTTTAGCCGTGTAGCTATGTCTCCGTCTAAATATGGAAACTTACTTGGCAAAATTGGCGTTGAAAAGGGCGGCATATTGCCTCTTATGATCAAGGCCAAACAATCTTGTGTCTTGCCTAGATTAATTGTTCATTCACTCTTAAACAAGGGTTTGTTAAAAAATTATGAATTGTACAAAGAAGCCTTTGAACAAAGTAGTAAATTAGATTTTATTATTAAAATGATTCTTGAGAGAAGAAATAATGGATCTGGAAAACTGGTGTTCTGTCATTTTAAAGAGGAGATTGATGAAATTGCGTTGCGTTTACGCAGTAATGGTGTTGTAAAAGTGGCTACATTTGACGGCAGAACTTCTCATAAAAAAAGACTACAAATTCTTCATGAGAAAAATGATGTGCTTATATTGCAGATTCAGACTGGTTGCGAAGGGCTTAATTTGCAGGAAAATTATAGTGAAATATACTTTGTTAGTCCTCATTGGAATCCTGCTGTTGAGGATCAGGCAATTGCTAGGTGTCATCGTATTGGTCAGAAGAAAGAGGTTTCTATTCAGCGTTTTGAGATGACGAATTTTTTAAAAGAAGGAAAAGAGGGAGAAGTTGATACGATGACGATTGACAACTATGCTTCATCGGTTCAGAATTTTAAGAGAATAATTGCTAGTGAATTTTTACAATAATGTTTTGTTTTGTTAATTGGGATTTGTGTGTTTATTTTTGATAATTTTTTTATTATACAAATATAAAATAAAATATGTCTATAACATACATCACAATAAAAGATAGAGTCGATGGTTTTGGTGCTCAATATCAAGCATTTTTAAGTGGAATAGCTTATTGCAATTATAATAATTATATTTATATACATACACCATTTACATTAATAGATCATAATGTTGATATAACCAAAGCAAATAATTTTATTGGAATAAATAATAACAATAATTTATATGATAGTAGTTGTAAAATAATAGAAAAAACATGTGAATGTGATGTCCATTGGTGTGAAACACCTTCAATATATTATACAGACAAAGTAGTAGAATATATAAGAAATTGTTATTTTAGTACTGAAAAACCAGTTGTTCAGGAGATTGATATTGCAATTCATATAAGAAGGGGAGATGTTACTAATGATAATAAAAATAATAATAGATACACTGATAATAATTTTTATATCGAACTAATAAAAAAATTAAAAGTAAAATATCCAACTTATACTATTACAATTTTTTCAGAGGGAATATATGAAGATTTTAAAGATTTAGGTTTGGAAGAAAATTGTTTTAGTTTAAACACGGATGTATTTGAAACATTTCATAGTTTAGTTTCTTCCAAAGTATTAATACAATCATTTAGTAGTTTTTCATATTGTGCTGGAATAATTAATAATAATATAGTTTATCATTTTGATTCTTTCTGGCACAAAAAATTAGATTGTTGGTTGAAATTAAGTTCTCTAATGGAGGATTAAAATGTTTAATGATATAATATGCTTCGTGGTTCAGAGTCATAAGGGGCTAATTGCTACTGATTTTTTGCAATAAAAACGTCTGTATCAGATTAATTGGCGTAGTTTCTTTAAGCTATTAAATATATTTATTCAAGTAAATTGACACTTTTCTTTTAAAGGTTGTATTATTTATATCTATAGATACAATTCCAGAAAAACCCAAATAAATTCCTGAACCACTCATTATTGAAAAAAGATGGTTTCCTGATGGAGTAACAAAAGATCCTTGACTATTTTTTGTGCGTTGAGTATAATCATAAAAGATTAATATTACAGGTAAATCATCACATTAACTCAACAGAAGGACATTTTTTTGAGCGTTCTTGGTATTATATATTTAATTAGAAAGTTAAAATGGGCATTTTAATTGAGAAAAGGTGTAAAAAGGTCGCGAAGGAAGTCATAGTAGAAAAAGAATAATATAATTTTATTTGTTTTAATTTTATTATTCAAAATAGTAAGTAGAGAGAAACTGTATGTACTGTCGTAATCCCGGCCATCTACTCTGCAGCTTATTGCATCCAGTAGGTTTCGTATAGTTTACATATGGTTGTCAATAATAGTGCAATATCACACTATTTATCGTTATATGGGAGAGATCAAGAAATGAGTGACAAAACGAAGAAATGAGTGACAAAATGGTGGCCGTATTTGGCACCGTAATAGGCACCGTAATAGGCACCGTTTAACACCGTAATAGGCACCGTATTTGGCACCGTAATAGACACCGTAATAGGCACAGTTTAACACCGTTTTACGACGATTTGTCTATCTAATGGAAGTGAGAAATGAGTGACAAAATGAAGAAATGAGTGACAAAATGGTGGCCGTATATAAGACCGTATTTGGCACCGTATTTGGCACCGTATTAAAGACGATTTGTATTATAATATGTACTAGATAATCCTGTCACAAAAAAAATACATCCTAATAAAAACTATTTGAATTCTTATGGAAGAGAGAAATGAGTGACAAAACAGAGAAATGAGTGACAAAATGAAGAAATGAGTGACAAAATGAAGAAATGAGTAGACATTTGTTTCCTATTGGTTTTTTTATAAAAGAAAAAAGATTTGTTGGTTTGATAAATTATTTATTTTATTTTGATGAAGAGAGAAAACTATAATACTTCTCTCTTGTTTCATTTTATATCTTTTAAAAAGAAAAAAGAAAAAATATATACATTATTTACATTTTTATTTTGTTTTGTTTTAAATTATATTATATATTTTTTTATTGTTTTAAATTTTTGCTCCACTTTTCTTAAAAGTGGAAAAGTAGATTTATTCATCATATTCGTCTTCTTCTTCTTCGGATTCACATTCCGCAAATTCTATTTTGTTGTTTTTTTCGTCCCACTTACCTACTACATCTTGATCCATGTTATAAACCACTCCTGTTTTTTTTGATTTCAAATACTTTACTCCTTCAAATTCAAATCGTTTCACTACATCGGCCTCTTCTTGTTCTTCAACTTTATCTTCTTTGACTTCCTTTTTAGGTTTTTCTACTTTTTCTTTTTTTTCTTTTGGTTCCTTTTTAGGTTTTTCTACTTTTTCTTTTTTTTCTTTTGGTTCCTTTTTAGGTTTTTCTACTTTTTCTTTTTTTTCTTTTGGTTCCTTTTTAGGTTTTTCTACTGATACCTCTTGGGCTTCCATAGGTGCCTCTTCGGCTTCCATAGGTGCCTCTTGGGCTTCCATAGGTGCCTCTTCGGCTTCCATAGGTGCCTCTTGTACAGATACCTCTTCTGATTCTGTAGAGATATCATCATCATCTTCTTTACTTGCTGCTGCAACTAAAGAAGCAAATAAATCTTCTTCAACATTGTCATTTAATTCTAATGTCTTTTTGGATTTCTTTGGACGACCTTTCGCGCCTTTTGGCGACTTTTCTGCCGCAGTTTTTGGTCTACCGCGTTTTATTTTTTCTTCCTTCACCTTCTTTACTTCCTTTTTCAAAGAAAGCATCTCTTCCATCATCTTCTTCGCCTCTTCCGCGTCAAAAGAATACTTCTTTCCACACTCATCCAACACATCATTCATCACTGCTTTCATGTTATTTAAGATCTCTCTTACTAATTTATCTGATAAATTCAAGTTTAAACTCATTTTAATTAATTATATACTTTTTTAAAATCAATTACTTTTTTTTTCATTTTTTTTTATTTTCAGCTCTTTTTTTTTGATACTATTTTTTTATAGTGTCCACCTTTGGGAAAGGTGGAGCCAAAATAGGGAGACAAAATATTATTTTATTTATTATTATTTATTTTATTTATTTTATTTATTTTATTTATTATTATGCGAACGAAAAACGGCGACTATTTCGGCTACTAAAATGGCGACTATTCAAGATACTATGCGAACGAAATACGGGCCACTATTTCGGCTCTACCTTTCTTTACTTCGTTATAAAAGGTGGACTATGCGAACGAAATACGGCACACTATTTCGGCTACTAAAATGGCCACTAACTTTGGCTCCACCTTTCCCAAAGGTGGATATTATAAAAAAATAGTTTATCACTTTTTCAATATTTAATTAAAAAAAATGAATTTTATTTTATTAAATATTTATTTACCATATAAAAAACTATTATCAGTTTAAACAATTACTTAATGACTACCACTAATAACACACCTATTAGACTAAGACTTACTAAATGCTCCCTATGTGCTACAATCGGACATAATATACGCTCTTGTCACCAACTCACTTTACGTATCCACCTTTGAGAAAGGTGGAGCCAAAATAGGCAGACTAATTTTTTATTTTATATAATAGTATCAGTCTATTTACTATTTTTATAATGACTGTAAAAAAGGTTTCACAATTTTTTCCAACTCTTCTATTTCTATTTCTGGCATTTTTACATGAGACTCCCAGAAATATTTACAATAAGCCCAACTAAATTCCCATTGGCTATCATACCATTCTATATGATCTTTTAATATTTTTTCATATAATTGTTTTGGAAGCATTTGTAGACTCTGTTTTGGCAATACGTAACATAATTGGACAAGTTCAGATACTGGTTTCTCTTTTTTATTCTTAATAAACACTTTTTTTAAATGCGGAACATAATGAATCAAATCACATAACAAAGGAGGATAATCATATTTGTATTTCCATCGCCAATCAGGACATCCAGACGTATAATACTTCATATTCCATTCAAGACCTTCCAAGTAATTCATACATATTTCTTTTTTTACTTCATCCGTTACGTCTACAATATCAAATAAACATTTATAATAACGTACTTGCCAATCCTCTTGATAAACATTTATGATTTTTTCTATGGCTCTTTCATAAGTAGGTAAAGAATTAAATTTATTTAATTTATCTTCGGGTGTTTTATTAGGTAGAATTATTTTCTCTCTTCTATCTCTCATTTTCGTTTCTATTTTGATATTACTTTCTTCCATTTCAGCTAAAAAAAGGACTAATTTTCTAACATTTTTCCAATAAATTATTTTTCCATCAGTTAAATTTTCATTTGTTAAACCAATCGTCGCCTTGTATGCATTCATCATTTTATCAACACCACCGGTACGTATATTAATAGACGGAAAATGAGGCATAAAATCATTACCTAAAAAAAACGTCATAAAAATGTAATCATAGATTCTGTTTTTCTGTTGTTCTAATACTAATTCATTTCCATTATTCATATCTAATGTAATTACTCTTGCTAATTCAGGTATATCAATAATGTAAGATTCATTTGGTTCCAATTCACTAGTAATAGATTGTATAAAATGCGGAGTTTCGCGAAAAAGAAATATATTTTGAGATATTGGAAGATGATTAATACAAAGCATAATTAAATCTGCATCAAGACCATAAATAACCGTATTTTGTTGTTTATGTTGTTCAGGAAAATCTCTGATATACTGAAAAATTTTATGCTCGCCTTCCCCGTGTTTATCGCTAAGAGATAAAATGATGTTTTTAGCATGATATTTGGTTACATCACTGTATTTTTGTTTTATTTTTTCATTTAACATACTCATAAATACAGTTCCAGGTGTGATTGCAGTAGTGTTCCATGGATCTGGTTTTAAACCTTTGAAAAGCGATCTGGATACATTGGTTTGATAAAGTGACTTGAACCTTCTTGAACGTTGTTGTTCTAATTTTGCCACAGGTGCAACACCATCAAATGCGATTAATATATTATTATTCGGTTTTATTTGTAAAATATATTCATCAATTTTTAAACATACTGAGCGAATAATTATATCTGCTTCGGACTCGTTCAAATTTGAAAAATCAATTTTATGAACACAATCGTAAATAATAGAATTACAATCCAAGTAAAAATTATTCATTTGGATTTCACTCTCGTCTATTTTTTTTAGTATCTTGGTGTGATTTTTAACAATATATGAAAAGTAACTAGGAATTCCCATGATCAATAATAAATATTAAAAATAATGTTTAATAGTTTTCATTTTATATTTAGTAAATTAAGTGTACGTATATCTATAAAAATAAATAATCCATTATATATAATGAATGTAAATATGAATAAAAACAAAACAATTGATATTAAAAATAATATAAATAATGTAAATAATGTAAATAATGTAAATAATGTAAATAACGATAAAGTAAATATATTAATATCATCTAAAATTGTTTTTTTTAAAAATATAATCCAAAATACTTTTAATCATGTTCAAAAAAATAAAACCTTAGACATTTTATCTATTAATGATATTAATATTTGTGTAGACAAAATAACAGATATTAGTAAAAAAATAAAGGAAATTGACGAAAATATATTATTAAACGTAGATAACAATGAATCGGTAGCTAAGAAGCTACAAATTATAAACAATGATTTTTCCACTATTTTTAAATTGTATGGAACACTTCATTTATATGATTTATTAACCATTTGTTTAGGAGACATTAAAAAAAACATTACGGATAATGATGACATTTTAAAATTAAACTTATTAAAAAAATATTTTCATCCAACTGGTTATAAAATAATAGGAAAATCAACCAATAGTGTTATAGAAAATTATAAAAATAATAAAAATAATAAAAATAATAAAAATAGTAAAAAAACAATAGATGATAATTCATGTAAAAATTTACTGTGTAGCGATGTTGTTTCAGAATACGATCAATTTTACATGAAAGTTTATGGAATAAAATTATTTATCAATCACGGAAATGAGGATCCAAATAATAGCAGTTTACTTATTTATGGAATTTTAGATGACGTTTTAGTCCAACACTTACATGATGACTATATAACAAAAAAAATAAAACTAATTATTGATAATTTACCTCAACAAGAAGAATTTCAAGATGAATGTTTTAAAAAATTTATCAATGCACTAAGTTTAAAAGATTTATTAATATGCGACAATAATGAGATATATAATAAATATTCAGGATATTGTTCTTTAAACAATAATATGAAACAAAAACAAATTTCAAATATTGTAAAAGAATTTATTAATGATGATATTTATAATAAAAGAAACACCATTATTTCGTTACTTATTAGTAAAAGTACGCGTGAAAATCAATATTTGGCCTATTTACTCTATGATCTTCTCTCTAATGATTCAAATGGAAATATTGATAGCCAAGAACAAATTATTTTATTTGATAGTTTTACATGGTCTATAAAACAAGAATTTAAACAAGCTATGAAAAAAACAGTTCAATATACCAATGAGTTGTCTAATTTTGATTTAAATAAAATTCCACTTGAACAACAAATATGTTTAATGAATGTCCCTAATTCGGTCAAAGAAAAAGCGATGTTGAAATTAAAAGAAGTAAAAGCAAAATCAGAAGATTCTGGGACAAAAGCTCGTCAATATTTAGATGGACTTCTTAAGATACCGTTTGAAATATACAAACGCGAACCTATTCTCTATGTAATGGACGAAATAAAGTCAAAATTTAAAGATCTTTTTTTACATTACAAAGTTAATGAATTTGTAGAAATAATTCCAAACAAAGATTTTTACACAAATGTAGAAATATTAAACTACATAAAAGTCATTAAAAATTATATAAACAAAGAAAGCAACAATATACAAAACAAAGAAAAAATAATTAAAATCGTGTCAAATGGTGATAAAAAAAGAATAGCTGAAAATATAGTAACTATCAATGAAATACTTAAAAAAAACAAATTAATCAATTTTCTCATTGATTCTAAAAATAAAAAAGATGTTGTAAAACAAGAAATTATTAAATTATTTGAGCTTTTGTATAAGGATCAGTGTAACAAGGATATTTTTAATGAAATATATAGTTTATTTATAGAGTCAAAAACAAAAAAAAACAATCATATTTATAAAATAACCAGTGAAATCATTACAATAGACAACAATATCCAAAAAATAAAAGACTATATGATTAATGTAAAAAATACATTAGATGCTTGTGTTTATGGTCACAATAATGCAAAAAAACATATTGAGAGAATTATCGGTCAATGGATTAACGGAAACGCTTCAAGTAACGAATCATGTGTCATTGGTTTTGAAGGAAATCCAGGAATAGGAAAAACAACCTTAGCCAAAGGACTTGCAAATTGTTTAACAGATGCGAATGGAGATAGCCGACCTTTTTCACTCATTGCTATTGGAGGTGACTCCAATGCTTCTAGTTTAGTTGGTCATTCTTATACCTATGTTGGAAGTACTTGGGGACAAATTGTTCAAATACTCATGGATAAAAAATGTATGAATCCAATTATATTGATTGATGAGGTGGATAAAATATCTAAAACGGAACACGGAAAAGAAATTACAGGTGTTTTAACCCATTTATTAGACCCGTCTCAAAATAAACAATTTCAAGACAAATATTTTTCAGGAATTGACTTGGATTTATCCAAAGTTCTTTTTATTCTTTCCTATAATGATCCTCAATTAATTGACCGAATTTTACTAGATCGTGTACATAGAATTAGATTTGATACGCTATCCGTAGAAGACAAAATAGTTATTTGTAATAAACATTTATTGCCTGAATTATACAAAAAAATTGGACTAGAAAACACGATTCATTTTTCTGATGATGTTTTAAAATTTATTATAGAAGAATATACACTTGAACCAGGTGTAAGAAAACTTAAAGAAAAATTATTTGAAATCATTGGGGAATTTAATTTAAATATTTTAAAAAATGATAATCTATATATTGAACTGCCAATTGAAATAACCATTCATGATATTAAAAATAATTACTTTAAAGATAAACATGAAGTGAAAATTCAAAAAATACATTCCGAAAGTAAAGTTGGGGTTATTAATGCTTTATGGGCCAATGAATTATCTCAAGGAGGAATACTTCCACTTCAAGTAAGTTTTATTCCTTCCAATAAATTTTTAGACTTGACCTTGACAGGATCATTAGGTGAAGTAATGAAAGAATCTATTAGTGTTAGTTTAACAAATGCATGGAATTTAACACCTGACGAGCGTAAAAAAGAAATCATAGCTACTTACAATAACACGATAAAAAATGAAGTGTACGGACTGCATGTACATTGTCCTAACATTAGCACAAAAAAAGACGGGCCTTCTGCGACAACTGCGTTTACGGTGATTATTTATAGTTTGTTCAATGATATAAAAATTAAAAATTATTTCGGAATTACTGGAGAAACTAGTTTTGATTATTGTCTTACCGAAATTGGTGGTTTAAAAGAAAAAATAATACATTCTATTCCAGCAGGAATCACTGAATTTATTTATCCCTATGAAAATCAAAGAGATTTTGAAAAAATAATGGAAAAATATAAGGATAATGACATTCTAAAAGGGATTCAATTTCATTCTATTAAAACTATTCAAGAAGTATTTGATTTGATTTTAGAAAAAGATCAGTAATTTTTTTCTTTTATTTGCAATAAAGTATTTTGTATTATTAAAATACTTTATTATATTATGAATAGTCAAAATTCTACTATTAAAACAGGTGGTGTAAATAATTCACCGTTATTATTATACCAACCTTTAAATTTTCTCGTATTATTATCCTTTTATTCACCAATAATTATTGTCATGTCTATCGTTTCTCTCTCTTTTGTATTTCAAAATTTTAAAGGGTTTATTTATTTAGGATTTTTATTAGGATGTTGCATCCTTAGAAACTATGCATACATGATAAGTGGTTCAAATCCCATCGTAGACGATAATACTATTTGCACCTCCATACAATACAGTAAATACGGAAATGCAACCTTTAGTGCTTTTGTATTTGCATTTACAATCATGTATTTATCTTTACCAATGTTTATGAATGGCGATCCAAATTTTTGGATGTTTATTAGTTTACTAGTTTATTTCTTTTTAGATATGTTTGTTAAATTGTACAAAAATTGTGTTATCAAAATGAATGATTTATTTATCAATATTTTATTAGGGATGACATTGTCAGCATTAATAGTGTCCGCTATGTATGCTGGAGGCTCTGGTGGGTTTTTATTTTTTAATGAAATTTCAAGTAATATGGACAGATGTAGTATGCCTAATAAACAAACCTTTAAATGCTCGGTTTATAAAAATGGGGAATTAATAGGAGGTGTCTAATAATAACAAAAATAACAAAAATAACAAAAATAACAAAAATAACAAAATCATACTATTTACTAACAAAATGATATGATTTAACCAACTAACTGTTAAAATACATGATATTTTCTTTCAACCATTTTTTAAAAGTTTTGATAACTAATTGTCTTTGAAAAGACTCGGATAGTTGTTGCATGTTTCCACGTGTATGATAAACACGTATAAAATTATTAGCAGCAACAACGACATTTTTACTACTATAATTTTGCATATTTATATAATTAAACAAAGGTTTCTTTTTTTTATTATTCACATAATTATGAAACAAATAAATTGTATCTTTTAATTGTTTTTTACTTTTTATATTAGCTAAATTTATATTATTTAAAAATTTGGTTGCATCCGATGCACAATAGGGACAAGGTAAGTTTTTACAAATCATTTTAATTAAAAAAAACATTTTTTCATATATTTGAACAGGTGCATTTTCTTTAACCTTTTCTACGAATGTATGTAAAAAGGTCCACGTGGGAGGCCCCCAAACTTCAGGTGGTGACATTATATATATGTATTAACTATAAAAATTTAAAGATATTCAACAAATATAAATATATGAAATATGTATTTGAAAATAATATAAATTTTTTTGATGAATTATATAAATCGCTTGACATTGAAGAAAAAGAGCAAGAAAATGAGGATGATATCTGTTTAATTACGAAACAGAATTTATGTGATCGTTTTGTTAAAATGAATTGTGGACATAAATTCAACTATTTACCATTATACAATGATATATTAAATCACAAAAAAAAATTTAATAGTATGGAATCGCGTACTGGGGCATTACATAATAATGAAATACGATGTCCTTATTGTAGAAATAAACAAACAGGGGTTTTGCCATATTATGAAGATTTAAGTCTTTTAAAAGTAAATGGAGTTAATTACTATGATCCAAGTATAGATGATAAACCTAATTATACTAAATGTGAATTTTTAACACCTAAAGTCGTATTTGAGAATGATGAAGTAGAAAAATCTGCGAATTCTGATGAAAAGAAATTTATAAAATGTTACTTGTATGGAAGTAAAATTATGGATGAAAATTATGGAGATACGAAATGCTATTGTTATTATCATAAAAAAATAATTATTAAAAATAAGAAAAAAGAATTACTGGAAAAAAAGAAACAAGAAAAAGAAGAAGCAAAACAAAAAATAAAAGAAGAAAAGCTAAAAATAAAAGAAGAAGCAAAACAAAAAATAAAAGAAGAAGCAAAAAAAGAAAAAGAAGAAGCAAAACAAAAAATAAAAAAAATAAAACAACCAATTAAAAAAATACAAAAAGATGAAAATGTTATATTAGGAAATATCGTGATTGGATCATCCATAGATAGTAATAATAATACTGTTACTATTAATGATATGTATTGTGTTCAAATATTGAAAACAGGAGAAAATAAAGGAAATCCATGTGGTAAAAAAGTATTTGATGGGCATTTATGTAAAAGACATTATCAAATGCAAAATGCAAAATAGTAAATAGTAAATAAAATAATAAATAAAATAGGAATAACAATATAAATATTATTTTTATTAGATAATATTTATGGAAACAAAAGAACAATTAGTGAATAATATAAAAGAATGGATACAAATTGACACCGAAATCAATCAATTAAAGGCTAGTATTAAAGAAAAAAATCTCAAAAAAAAAATGTTGTCAGAAACATTAATGACTACGATGAAAAACAATACGATTGACTGTTTTGACATTAATGGTGGATCTTTGGTTTATAAAAAAAGTACGGTTAAGAAACCTATTAATGCCAAATCCTTGATGCAATCTTTGCAAAATTATTACAAGGATAATCCGAATCTTGCTGAAAATGTCACGAAACATGTGTTGGATAGTCGCGAAGAACAAATAAAAGAAACGATTAAACGAAAAATAAATAAAGTTGATACTTAGAAAACAATTATTTTGTTTACTAAACTACATCTGTGATTTCTAAACTTTTTATAAATTTTATAAATTACTACTTTGAACAGTGACGGTTAAATTACTATATCCTTGATTAAAATATGTGTCTGAACCAATATCTAATTGGTTGGTTAAATTGATTCCATTGTTATTATTTAATACAAGTTGACTAGGGACAATAGTAGCACCTACTTTTGGATTTCCTGCAACACCACGACCACTACCAGAAAAAATACTTGCAGAATTTGTTACTAGAGTCCAATTTATTCCATCGGAAGAATAGGCGATAGTATCATTAGTATTATTAGTACCTACCGCTACCCATCTTGTTCCGTTCCATGCAACACCATAACCATTAGTCAAAATAGTTTGTGAATTTGTTACTGCAGTCCAATTTATTCCATCGGAAGAATAGGCGATTGAATTACTACTATTATTAACACCTACCGCTACAAATAATGTTCCGTTCCATGCAATACCATTACCAGAATTAGAAAAAATACTTGTAGAATTTGTTACTGGAGTCCAAGTTATTCCATCCGAAGAATAGGCAATTGTATTTGTTCCTTGACCTACTGCTACCCATCGTGTTCCGTTCCATGCAACACCATAACCAGCATTAGAAAAAATACTTGTAGAATTTGTTACTGGAGTCCAAGTTATTCCATCCGAAGAATAGGCAATTGTATTATCAGTTGATTGATCTGTTCCAGAACCTACTGCTACCCATCGTGTTCCGTTCCATGCAACACCACGACCACTACCAGAAAAAATACTTGTAGAATTTGTTACTGGAGTCCAAGTTATTCCATCCGAAGAATAGGCAATTGTATTATTTGTTCCAGAACCTACCGCTACCCATCGTGTTCCGTTCCATGCCACACCACGACCAGTATCAGAAAAAATACTTGTAGAATTTGTTACTGGAGTCCAAGTTATTCCATCGGGAGAATAGGCGATTGTATTTGTTCCATTACCTACCGCTACCCATCGTGTTCCGTTCCATGCAACACCACGACCAGTACCAGAAAAAACAGTTTTTCCTAATCCCGTCCATGTAATTCCATCCGGAGAATAAGCGATTGTATTAACTGATCCAGAACCTACTGCCACCGTTGGTTGTTGTATGTTTACATATCCAAGTTTATTCCCGTTCCATGCGACACCACGTCCATCGCTAAAAATAGTTGCTGAAGATCCTGTTACTGCAGTCCATGTGATTCCATCGGGAGAATAGGCGATTGCATTTATTCCTTGACCTATCGCTACCCATAAACTTCCATTCCATGTAATTCCATAACCAAAAATAGAAAAAATAGTTCTAGAATTTGTTACTGGAGTCCACGTAATTCCATCGGAAGAATAGGCAATTGTATTATTTGATCCAAAACCTACCGCCACCCATCTTGTTCCGTTCCATGCAACACCATAACCTTCAGTAAAAATACTTGCTGAAGATCCTGTTACTCCAGTCCAAGTGATTCCATCCGAAGAATAGACGATTTCATTTGTTCCTGCACCTACCGCCACCCATCGTGTTCCGTTCCATGCAACACCAAGACCAGCAGAAGAAAAAATAGTGTTTCCTAATCCAGTCCACGTAATTCCGTCAGAAGAATAGGCAATTGTATTATTTGTTCCACCTACTGCCACCCATCTTGTTCCGTTCCATGCAACACCATAACCAGAAAAAGAAAAAATAGTTGTTGAAGATCCTGTTACTCCAGTCCACGTAATTCCGTCAGAAGAATAGGCAATTGTATTTGTTCCTTGACCTACCGCTACCCATCTTGTTCCATTCCACGCAACACCATTACCTTGAGTAGAAAAAATAGTGGTTCCTAATCCAGTCCATGTTATTCCATCCGAAGAATAAGCGATTGTATTTGTTCCGTTACCTACTGCCACCCATCTTGTTCCATTCCATGCAACACCATAACCATAACTAGAAAAAATAGTATTCCCATTTGCTGATGGACTCCATGTGATTCCATCCGAAGAATAGGCAATTGTATTTGATCCTGCACCTACCGCTACATTTAAATTAGAAGGAAAGACAATTTGATTTTGACGAAGTCCGTTCCATGCAACACCACGACCAGTATTAGAAAAAATAGTTCTTCCTAATCCAGTCCACGTAATTCCATCGGGAGAATAGGCGATTGTATTATCATTTCCTTGACTTACCGCTACCCATCTTGTTCCGTTCCATGCAACACCATAACCAGTATCAGAAAAAATAGTGTTTCCTAATCCAGTCCATGTAATTCCATCCGAAGAATAGGCGATTGTATTATTTGATCCAAAACCTACCGCTACCCATCGTGTTCCGTTCCATGCAACACCATAACCAATACTAGAAAAAATAGTGTTTCCTAATCCCGTCCATGTAATTCCATCCGGAGAATAAGCGATTGTATTATCTGATCCAATACCTACAGCCACCCATCTTGTTCCGTTCCATGCAACACCATAACCGTCAGAAAAAATATCATTCCCATTTGCGGATGGAGTCCATGTAATTCCATCGGAAGAATAGGCAATTGTATTATCATTTCCTGCACCTACCGCTACCCATCGTATTCCGTTCCATGCAATACCACGACCAATACTAGAAAAAATAGTTTTTTGTAGTCCAGTCCATGTAATTCCATCGGAAGAATAGGCAATTGTATTATCATTTCCTGCACCTACCGCTACCCATCGTATTCCGTTCCATGCAACACCATAACCAATACTAGAAAAAATAGTGTTTCCTAATCCCGTCCATGTAATTCCATCCGGAGAATAGGCAATTGTATTATCATTTCCTGCACCTACCGCTACCCATCGTATTCCGTTCCATGCAACACCACGACCACCACTAGAAAAAATAGTGTTTCCTAATCCAGTCCACGTTATTCCGTCGGAAGAATAGGCAATTGTATTAGTTCCAGAACCTACCGCTACCCATCGATTTGGAATAGATTGCCCAAATGTGTATATTTGTTGTCCAGATACGCTGTTATCTAGATTGGCTAAAATTTGTGTATCATTAATTACTGTAGGATTTTTATAATAAATACTACTTTTTTGAACGGTTGTATAATTTGTGTTTAAGTTAATACTATCACTGTTGATTGTAGGTCCTGGTGGTCCTGTAAAACCTGTTGATCCTGTAAAACCTGTTGCTCCTGTAAAACCTGTAAATCCTGTAAATCCTGTTGCACCTGTTGCACCTGTAGCTCCTGTTGCACCTGTAAAACCTGTTGGTCCTGTAAAACCTGTAAAACCTGTTGCTCCTGTAAAACCTGTATAACCTGTAGAACCTGTAGCTCCTGTATCACCTGTTGATCCTCCTAATGAAGTTGATGTTGTATAAATAAATCCATTTTCTATTACAGCTGTTTGGTATTGACCAGATGCGGAAACGGATACTGATGACCAAAATTGACTTCCTATTAATGTATTTGTTGAAGTCCAAGTATTTCCATAATCGCTTGAGATGTATATAAATCCACTATATACTACAGCCGTTTGGTATTGACCAGATGCGGAAACGGATACTGAATACCAAGTTTGACTTCCTATTAATGTATTTGTTGAAGTCCAAGTATTACCATAATTGGTTGAGATGTATATAAATCCACCATTTACTACAGCCGTTTGGTATTGACCAGATGCAGAAACAGATACTGAATACCAAGTTTGACTTCCTATTAATGTATTTGTTGAAGTCCAAGTATTACCATAATTGGTTGAGATGTATATAAATCCACTATATACTACAGC